TGGCTTCCAGCACTCCAGTTCGTGCCTGGTGTGCATCCAGACCCTTATAATAATTCGCGTCCAAACAGTTAAAATCATCACGGTATGTTATCTCATCGCCGTTTTTATTAATAAGGTATAACCCGGTTTTCGCTCCGATACCCCCGGCACCGCTTGCCAGTGTGCAGGATATGCCATCGGAAGCATACACTCTGTAGCCCTGCGCCCCTCCTACAATTTGCTTAAGAGAGACTGCGTTTTCTCCTTCGATAGGTAGTATTTTTCGTCCACTGTTCGCTCTAAGATGTCCAATAATGAACACTCTTTCGCGGTTCTGGGGAACTCCGAAATCCTTGGAGTTGAGAACCTGCCACTCGACATCGTACCCCGCTTCATCCATCTCAGAGAGAACGGTGAGAAAATCCCATCCGCCAGCGATTGACAGCAGGTTCTTAACGTTCTCAGCAACAAGCCATCGGGGTTTATCTCCTTCCTCTTTGCTTTTGACGAGATCAAGTATTTTGAAATATAGTCCGCTTCGCTCTCCACCAAGTCCTTTCTGGTGTCCTGCGACAGATATGTCCTGGCAGGGAAAACCGAAGGTCCATATATCGGCGTAGGGGATGTCATTGCTTTTAATGGTTGTGATGTCATCTGCGAACCATTCTCCTTCCGTGTTAAACATTGCCTTGTATGATTTCATTGCGAATTTATCCTTTTCACAGCTCCCGATGCATATGTGGCCTGCAATACCAAACCCGAGCCTGAAACCGCCGATACCTGAGAAGAAGTCTATGAAGGTAAGCTGATTTGACATTGCTAAACACCCCTTCTAGCATTCAGCAGCTTTTCCATCACATCATCATGCGGATTGGAGCCTTTATACTCCTGCGAGCAGTTTTCTCTGACCACCTGGTAAATCTGGTACCAGAGATTGTTTGCCTGCTTCATGAAGCTCTGGGACATCGCAACATATGGGGAAGAAATGGCATTTCCGGTTGTCGGGTGCTTTGCAAGAAAGCCAAACTCAGTGATGCATTCCTCGCACTGAATCCAGCGTGATACCGACATGGCATACTGCTCAAGCACCTGGGGCGTTACATGCTGTACGCACCCTCTGTCCGCCAGCCACTTCCAGGTCATCTCGTATATTTCAACCGCCAGGATCTCTTTGCCGTTTTTTTGAGTTGCACCGAGAAACTCTCTCGGAGGCGGCATTGACTGGCCTTCTAAATCTGCTGTATTTGTAAACTCAACCACCGACAGCTTTCGCTTTCCAGGGTTGCCCTCTAGAAGTTTGTCGGATAGCGGTTTCTTCTTGCCGCCCGCGCCAATCCTGGCGCCTCCATGCCCGTTTGCCATTTCCCCACCACCTAAAATTGAACATAAAAAAAGAAGGTTCTATACCCCTTCTTGAAACTGCGTATTTTCGCGTGTTGCCAGCCACCCGTTGCCGGGAACATATTCTGTAGAGATTTGACTCCCCCTAGCCCCAGCGTCCGCCTTCCTTTGCTGTTATAGTTGAGTGGCAACTGGTGCATAAGGCCATGAGGTTCTCCTCGTCATGGTCTCCACCCTTCGAAAGAGGAACGATATGATGCACCTCCCCTGCTGGAGTAAGCTTGCCATCCTTCTGGCATTGCTCGCATAGAGGATGCAGTCTTATATACCTGTCACGGATCCTTTTCCAATGCCTGCCGTAGCGTTTCCTCATCAAGAGCGCCCGCTCATTGTTGTACCTGCTGTCCATTTCCTTTTGATGCTTTTCACAATGCCTGTTATTTGTCAGTTCCGGGCATCCTGGGTAGGAGCAGGGCCGCTTCGGTTTCATTGGCATCGATATTCACCGCCTTATCCTTTACACACCTAGGGAAGAGACAGTATATCTTTTTCTTTGACAGCCATGTCGCCCAGATGCATCCTTTACATTTATTCATTCGAATCACCTGATTTCAAGCATAGAAAAAGCCCCTGAGCGTTGCCGCCTCGGAGCCTTCGTTGTTTTCAGTTCTCTATGATACTATTATATAACCTCTAAAACCTAATTTCATCTCATGTTTTTCTCATGTTCTAATTCACTTGAACTTATTAAGGAACCGATCAATGTCATCATTCGAAAACTTATCGGTAATCGACTTTGGTAATAGTCTCTCATTATTTTCTCTAGGCAGCTGTTCTTCCGCATAATGCAAAAGCGCAATCGTCTGATAAATTTTTGAGTTCAGGCATTCTGCAGCTGCTGTATCAAATAAAACGATATTCAAACCGCTTGCAGAGAGCGAACTACTATACCTTAATCCGTCAAACCCTCTCATCTTGATAATACTTGTTATATGCTGGGAAATTTTATAGTCTTCTTTGTTCTCGTTATACACTATGTAAAAATAGAATGCTATCCATGACATTAAGCTATCAGGCGCTTTTTTATCATCATAAATGATGTCAATCACTCTCATGTCCTTTTTTAGCCTGAACTCTGCAATATTGACCCTTTGTCTTTTTCCTGGCCGTTTTTCTGCAAGTGATGTGTACTTATCCTTTGCCAAATACAGCACAGATTCATTACTTTTATTACAACGACCATTCTCTTTTACATTTTCAGGGGCTGGGGCTCCGCACTTCGGTGCCGGGAACCCATAGAAATCCCTTTCAGCTGACAGACTATTTAAATCTCTTTCATTACTCTTGTTGATTAACCTAGACCTATAATATATCGTTCCTGATTGAAGAGTGCCCTGGTGCTTTTCTAATTCATTCAATAGCTCTTCTTGAGAATAAACCTCATCTTGAAGAATACTTTTCTCAATTATAATCCAGTCATCATATCCTAAACTCATTTACGGTACCTGCCTTATTAACATATATTATCTAAACTTTATACTCAAAGAATCTTGTTTCGGAATATTCAAATGTAATATATCTATCAAATCAAATCTTATCTCATATTTACATATTTTTCAAGCACCGTAAAGGAATGTAGTCAAACGATTCAGTGCCTTGTCCTTTCGCCTATAAATCTGAGCCCGCTCTATGTGAAGCTGCTCGCTGATATTCTCAACAGCAGTCGTCTTATTATCCTCGCCCATATATAAGGTCTCCAGCAGCAGGCGTTCCTCCTTTGAAAGCTGAAGCCAAGCGGGCGTGAACCAGGACATGAATTCCAACGCCTGCTGGTAGCGGTTATACAGCACATCACGCTTGTCAATGACGCTGCATAGTATATTTTCACCGCTCTGCGGATCTCTCGTGTGCGGCATACCATCATAATTGGAGCTGCGAGGGCTCGACATATCATCCTTGATGTTTTTTATGTCTGTCGGAGTGATTTCGATAATGGCAGCCATATTTTTATAATCACCCAAAGCATTAAGAGTTGCTTGCTGCTTGTCCAGGTACTTCCATGCTATCAACACCCTCACCTCCAATCCTTGCTCTGACTGCATCGATCAGCGCCATCTGACCGGTCTGCTTTTTATCCAGTGCCAGCAACACCTGCTCGTCAATTGTGCCTTTGGTGATAATGTGGTGGATGACCACCGTGTTCTTCTGCCCCTGCCGCCACAGCCTTGCATTTGCTTGGCTGTATAACTCCAGGCTCCAAGTCAATCCAAACCAGATTACTGTGCTGCCGCCTGCCTGGAGATTAAGTCCATGCCCTGCCGAAGCAGGATGGGCAATGGCAATTTCAATCTCTCCATTGTTCCACTTCGAAATATCCTCTGGGGTCTTAAGCTCACTGACCTTGAAGCGTTGTGCTATCCTGTCCCTGTCATGTATGTAGCTGTAAAATATGAGCACGGGCTTCCCGTTTGCCGCTTCAACGAGATCCTCAAGGGCATCCAGCTTTTTATTATGGATAAGCCTTACGGCCTTGTTTTCATCGTAAACAGCACCGTTGGCCATTTGCAGAAGTTTGTTCGACAGTGCCGCCGCATTTACCGCATCAATGTCTCCACCCTCGAAGGGCAGAAGCATTTCACGCTCCAGCTTTTTATAAAGAGTCATTTCTTTTTCTGACATAGACACCTCAATGAGATTGTCAATTCGCTCCGGCATCTTTATATAATCAACGGCCTTCATGCTGACGCAGATGTCGGATATTTTCCTGTAGATAGCCTCCTCGGCATACGCCTTTGGCTTATAACTGAATATGACATCCCGGTTTCTCTTGTCAGGTTCAAAATAATCTCTGCGGTAATTGCCTATAAATCTGCCCAGCCTTACTCCCATATCCAGCAGATTAATCTGACTCCACAAATCAATAAGACTGTTTGGTGCCGGTGTTCCTGTAAGTCCAACTACTCTTTTTGTCAGAGATCGCACCTTACGAAGAGCCTTGAAGCGTTTAGCTGAATGTGACTTAAAGCTTGAGAGCTCATCGATGATCACCATGTCAAAGTCCCATTTATAGTTTTTAGTCAGCCATTCAACATTTTCACGATTGATTATGTAAATGTCAGCCTTTCTAAAAAGTGCCAGTCTACGTTCCTTTTCAGAACCAAGCACCTTTGAGATTTTAATTCCTTTTAGGTGATCCCACTTTTCGCACTCTTTACTCCAGGTGTCCTGCGCTACTCTAAGCGGAGCAATAACCAACACCCTTGCAACATGGAAATAATCAAACATCAGCTCATCAACTGCAGTAAGGGCAATTATAGTTTTTCCTAAACCCATATCCAAAAGTAGACCACAGGCAGGATGCTCAATGATAAATTGCTCTGCATATTTTTGATATTCATGTGGTGCATATTTCATCCAGCATCCCTCCAATCATCTTAATGTCATCTAGCTGATATACCTTAAAGCCTAGTTCTTCTAATTGCCTTTTACGCTTTATTTGTTGTGGTCGCATTCTCTCTCTAGGAGCTTTCACCTCAACAAAGGCGATCACTCCGCCCGGTATCAGAACCAATCTATCGGGAACGCCTGACATTCCAGGCGAAATAAACTTTAATGCCATCCCACCACGAGCCTTGACTGCACCAGTGAGTGCTTTTTCAATATAGCTTTCTCCCATCGTCTGACGCTCCTTTCATTCAAGTGGTCGGGTGTTCCATTTTTCCTTACGCGTGTATACATACGTGTTTCGTGTACATATACACAACCTTTTCTTTTATATTTAATACTCAATAGTAAATCTTGTTCTCTTGACCACTAAATACTCCAAACCGCTGATATTACTGGCTTTTTAGTAGTGGTCACCCTTGGTAGACGATTTACTTCTTAGCTACCGCTGTCCACCTTGCATAAGTGGTCAAGTTCTGCTTTTCT